TTAAATAGTCTTTAAAACTATCGGGCAATTCCTCTTGGTTTATTGTTTCCGTGTTCCATGTGCCGTCTGGATATCTCCATGTTAATACAACGGCATAACCCTCAATACGAGGACGAGGCGAGGCGACTACTGTCGCCTCGTTAATTTTATCTTTAGCCATTACCAACTACACCAATATTCAACGACCTTTTTATCGTTGATAGCTTGTTCGCAAAATTTAAGGAACTTGATATCTTGTTCCTTGTACTCCTTGACACTTTCCTCTTGAAACTGTTGCCCCCAGAAAAATCCGTCTTCGGCTTTGTAATCTTTAAAACCCTCTTGTATCTGTTCGGCTAATTCTTTAGCAACCTCTTGAGTGATATAGACAGGGGCTTCACAATCAGAATTAAATCCTAAATGTGATAACATTCCGTCATGCTCATGGTTTGTGTTTTGTTCGTCCCACTTCTTCGCCATGAACTGTTGAAGTCTTGCGTGTTTTCTCCACACAAAAACTTTTGATTGTTCCTCTTGATCATCAGAATAGTATTTGTCCCAATCTACCTTTTGACCTCGTAGGTGTGCGTGTTGATCTAGTCCCATAACTTTTCTCCTTTGTTGATTAATTTTAATGTCTTATCGTATCTTATATACCTTTGCAACAATTATCTTTTAGAATCATTCTAAATTAGAAACCCAAGTTTTTTACCAGCAGTAGCTTCTGCGCAGGGGGGTGAACTCCATAGTAATCCAACACAGATGTTATCCATTCTTTCAAACGAGACCGAGCTTTACCACCAGAGTTTCCAGCGCCAGTCCTGTGATCCAGCAGTAGCTTCTGCGCAGGGGGGTGCAACTCTAGAAACGAGACGAGGTAGGACATCATAGTATACCAACGAGCGAGAGCATCAGGATCCCAGTGCCCGCTAATGTGAAACCGGGAAACATAAACAAAAGGCACAGCCAAACGACAACTAATGTCATGTGGAAGCTCCAGCTGCAGGTGAAGGATTATCCAGGACCTCCTGAGCTCTAACTTCGACAGCCCACCAGACGAGATCATTGAGTAAATGCTTTAACGAGCCTGGATCTTTGGATATATGCTGAAGGAATTCACCACTTTGTAGACCAGCTGCATCGGCTTGATCATGGACCAGTTGCCAGATCTCTTCCTCATGTTGTTGGTGAAACGCAGTTGTTTCATCGTAATATATAATACCAGCAACGCCTCCGCTGCATCCGTGTTGGGCAATGTCTGATATTAATCCTAGCTCTTGCATCTGATACTCCACGAGGCATTCGGTGATGGTTGGCATAAGAAACCATTCCTTCACTTCATCAGTCATCTTTAACCTCCGAGTCTTTCCAGGTGTTACCGTTGGCGATGCAGCGCGTGCCCGGGCCACCGGTCAGTGCGTATACTTTGCCTTCTTCAGGTTTGTCTTCTTGTTTAGCAGGTTTCTCTTTTTCTTTCTCTTTGCTCATGTAGTTCTCCTTTGGTTAACGAGTTACATATAAGACACGATGGGATACCTGTCAAGGCCTTTCTTTTATTTTTTTTAATCTTTCTTCAAAAGACCATTTCTTTTCCACGGGAAGTTCTTTTACCATCTGAGTTGCCAGCTCCCTGAGCAGAGTCACCTGCTGCTGGAGCTCATCTACTCTCTTGTTGTAGGAACGAGCTTTGTTCTCTCCTCGAACGAGATCGAGGGCATCGAAATCTATTGCCATTGTTTCTCCTTTGTTTAGTCTGACCATACGACATCATGGGATACTCGTCAAGCAAAAGTTTCTACCGAAGGAGATCCCAGCACCCCCTGAAGCTCACGCTGCGGGGGGTGCACCAGTAGCCAGTAAACGAGAACGAGGTTCATCCATAGAACGAGAACGAGAAACGAGATCCAGCATCCTGAGCTGCAGGTCCCGTCACCAGGCCACCGTAAACAAAGAGGAAAGAAACGGTGGCCAGGAAACGAGAACGAGGATTACGCTGCCTGAGGAGGCAGGGCCAGCTCCTGAAGGATGCGCTGCTGGACCGTTGGCCATTGTAACGGGAACGAGAACGAGCAAAACGGGACGAGGGAACGAGGATCAGTAAAAACGGACACCGGTCTGTAGAGTTTAAGAGACTTCTGCAAGAGGGTCTCTTTCAAGATAATTACTTTACCACCAGCTTTAATATATTTGTTAATCCATACAATCTGCCACTTATTTAGCTTGGGATAACTTAATGAATCTGATTTCATTTCTATCCAAAAAACTTCGTTGCCCATGACTACGTGAACATCTGGAATACCATTGATAGTGCTAGATTCTATGCGAGTTAAGAAGCAATCAGTCAGTCCTTTTTTTACTTTCTGCCATAGCCTAGTTTCCCCGTTTTTATTAGACATGATTAAGTAAGTAATTTATATTTTAATTTTCCTAATTGATTTGATTACTGCTGTTGGAATAATAGTTGTTGCACCAATATTGTCAAACGTTGGTTTATCTTTTGACTTAATGTAATCACTAAATATTCTAGTTATCCCATTCTTCTGACTAAGTAAGTAACCCTTTGATACACATACAGGTAATTGTTCTTTGCTTAAATCTTTTGTGCTAGACCAACCAGCATCACCTTCGATATCCAACCACTCTATCTCAACAAATGGATAATCATCAATAATGTTTCCGAGATTTTTAAAATCAAAGTTAAGTATTTTTGATTGTTGTCGTTTTCTTTTAGTCATCAATCTCTACCTTAATTTTACCAATTGAAGTGGTGATGGTAGAATTATGTACTTGATTAAATACATCTAACCAATCAGACCAACTAGCCTTGTTCAATTTCTGCAACGTCTTCGGATTCAACAACAATCGTTTTGGCGTTGTGCCCATCGATTTTGTTTGATAATTCCTCGAGCTTTTTTTCAAGTTGCTCACGTGACATACCCTCCAAACCACTAACAGTTACTTCTTTACGATCTACATATGCTCCGGCTAATTGGCCAGATCTATATTCTGCATTAATTGCTGCTGCGTACTGTTTTTCTTTTTCAGCGCTGTTGGCAATTCTTTCTAATCTTTTGTACCGTCTTAGGTTGTCACTCTCGTATTTTTTAACTTCTCTTTCAAATAATTTATCAAAGTATTTTGCTATATGTGGACTATGCTTTCTAGATAACATTCTTGATGCAACAGATCCATAATCTTTTTCATTAGTACAAACATAGCCTGCACGTTTAAGCGCTTCAGCTTGTGTTATGTTACCCCAATCTTGAACATAGATTTCGACAAACATTTTTTGTTTTGGAGTTAAATCTAATTCGGTTCTTAGTGATTTCTTTTTAAGTCCACCAGGCATTATCTTCCTTTAGGTTTATTGTAAAAATCAGATGGTTTTTTACCACCTCTTGGAAAAGCTTTTCTTTTTATCTCGCTTTTGATATCAGCCTTAGCTGATTCTCTGGATATACTCGATTCTCTCATAATATCTTTAGTCTTTTTACCACCAGACTTAAAATAGTTTTTGCCTGAAGTAAACAAATGAGAACCCAACATTCCCAAAGCTTTAAATCTTTTATACATAATTTTCTACTATATAGATTATTCTAACCAAATGTAATAGCCCTAAAAAGTTTCGATAACGTTCCCGCAAGAGTGGTGTATCCCAGATACACCATAGATACACCATAGATACACCACTAAAATTGATTAAAACCATTGGTATTATTGACTAATAGAACATTAGATACACCAGATACACCTCTTTTACCCCCTGAGCACTTTTCTTTTTCAATCACTCTAGATAATCTATATAGTAGAATTTTTTCCATTGCCCGGTGGCCGGTATTCTGTTACAGTTAACCTGTGTTATTTAACACTTATAAACTTTGGTTAATGACTTCTGGGGGTCTAACAATAATTGCTCTCTGGTTTTTCCCCCCAGGAGTTAGATTCATTCGTCCCCCGTGACTAATCCTCTAATCTTTTTAAATTTTCTTTTAATATCAATTTTTTAATAATTCTTCTCTCCTCTTTACTCCCACATTCTCGATACCTCTTATATAAATCTCTATACTTAATCCAGGATACCTGTAACTTGGTAAAATGTATTTTACCTGAATCGACCATTTTCATATACTCACCTCTTACAAATTCAGGATCCATGTCAGCACCCCAACATACGTCTTGAAAGTCTACACTATTACTCACAAACCATTTATGGGAATCATGTTTATGGTACGTTTCCTTTTTAAAACCTGATGGGTTTACTGCGTCCTCTAATGCCTGTACCAGGATAGCCTGAAACAATCTTTGTTCAGAAAAAGCTTTTGGTTTTACAATCTCTAGGCTCAATTTAATGCCCAAAAATTTTAGTAAGTTCGGAGCACAATTCATAGGCTTTCCTTTTTGCAATTGGAGTATTTTTTCGCTTACGACCACTACTCCTTGCTGGAGTTCTAACATATACATCAATATACAAATTCCACATTTTCTGTAGATAGAACATCCTGTCCTCACCGGACATGAACTCCATCATAATTATGGATTGTTTTAGTAGTCTAGGTACTTTTTGCATTTGCATAACCACGATGCGGGAAAAGATATGGATGTAGTAATGACACCGTGGTTAAGCATTTTTAACAACCAGGCTAATGCCTTTAGCTTTCGCTGCAGCTTTACGTCCTGATTGCCATCTATCCTCGATTTTGTCGAGAAAAGAAAGACTGAAATTTCCTAAACCAAAGTCATTTCCACAATACAATTGAAACATTAAACTAGTTAACTCATCATAAGTTTTCTTGTTTGGACAGACCATCACTAGCTTGTCCAACGCCTGGTTCAATGCTTCTTCACTACTTTTCTTTATAGCTTTACCCACAAAAATATCCTTTTATTAAAGTTAAATTTGAGTGTTAATTGTTAAGTGAAAATAAAGTGTTTTGAAAGCCCCACTTATTTCATTTAGGCTTAGGAATACTATTTAATTAATAATGATTTAAATTTTGATTGCAAGTAAAAAAAAGGGCCAGTCTCCCGGCCCTTTCTTCAACATATGTTTATTTACTACTTCAAGAGTTTCTTTCCTTGGTTCAGTAAATTCTCTTTCATCTTAGGTTCAGCAACACCTTCTTTCTTGGCTATCTTTTTAATCGTATCAGATACCATTTTCTTGATCATGTTGCCTGGGTTTCTAAGGCCATTTGCACCCATTGCCCTAATAATTGTGTATGATTCGATATCAACAGCAATTGATTTCCATTTGTTTACGTCCATTGTTTCTCCTATTTGTCTTGATACTCTTTAGTTTTGTAGAACTCAACTAAATTTATTTTATTTTTTTGAGTCAACCCTGCATTATAGATACGTTCAATGATCGCAATATAATCTGAAGTAGATGTACCCGTTAAGAACCATGAAGACTTACTCTTACAAGCAGTTTTAAATCTTCTGTGATCAAACCTTGGGTGCTTATCAGCTACAATGTAAGAGACCACCATAGAACGTTTAAATCTTTTGTTCTTGGTTGACTCCATACCATAAAAGTATTTTTTAAGTTGCATCAATTGAGATCCAATACGATCTGCATGCTCAATACCTCCTGCAGGAATTACAAATCGTCCTGTTTTAAAATCATTACTGATTCTAACCCACAATGAAGTTTGTTTTAATAATAGAACTACCATCTCTGCAACATTAATTCCGTACTGTTGCATTTTGTTTCTACAAATACGGTAGTCCATTTTATTTCTGGCACAGTGTTGGTCCAGATAGTTTTCCATAGACCAGTTCTTACGACCTGTATTTAGTCTAGCCACATCTAACGGATCATCAGAGTCCATAATAATAAATGGAATCTTTAGATCTAATTGTTTTCTAGCTTCTAATGTATGTTGGCCATCAATGACTTCCATATTTTTATTTACACGAATTGGATCGTATAAATCTTTTTCTTCAATCAACTTTTTTAGTTGTTGCACATGTGCTTCATCTACAGGTCTGTTACCTCTAGTTTTTTTGAACTTACTGTAATCAGTAGTTTCAAAAAATTTATTATGTATCGCTTTGTTCATTTTTCCTCCTTGGTTAATAGAACATTAAATATCCCAGTGATGCAAAAATAAATAATAATACTTTTGCAGGGATAATGGTTAGTAATGCAATAAACATCATACTAAATATCAGGTCTTTCATCGGCCCCCATTTGTTGATCTTGTATAAGTTTATTAGCAATAGTTTCGTTAATTGGATAAATT